CGCCGCGCACCCCTGCCGCGCTAGGTTGTCAAAGTACCTATTGCATACGCCCATATAATCGCTTCTCAGCGACTTTACAGAAACTTTTGATATATTAGCGGTAAAAATATTTAAAGCCGTTAAACGCGATTCTGTGCGGTTTCTTGTCTCAAATAAAAATAATATATTAGCTCGTTTACTTTTACCAATAGGTAGGTACAGGTAAACGTGTAAAGTTGCTTAAACGGCGATTCTGGAGCTTTTAGAGTGGGGTCTTATATAATGCTGCTTTGATTAATTAAGTATTTTAATCAGGACAAAAAAAACCCCGTATAAAACGGGGTTCATTTTGCTCTTTTTGTGGTACTCGAACCAGTTGCGCATCTGGAACGATCTCCTAGTTTTTATTTGCAGAGATCATGCAAATCATTGAATAAATAAAGCTAAGCTAAAAATTAAAGTCTCCGCGCATAATACGCCGATTATGGCGGTTGACCATTTAATACAGCCACCATATGAGGCAAGCAATACAAATTAAAATAAATATTTCGTTTTTAATAATCCGTTTCATTCGCGCTTGCATTTTCTTAAGTGCAATATATCGGGCGGCACTTTCTGCCGCTTTTCTTTTGATCTGTTGATCTGTTGCGTTGAACTTTCGATAATTCATTATGTTGCCTCCTGTACGATATCATCGAGCCTTTCGATATTATATAAAAGATTATCTATTAAATCGCCCACAGTATCCTCATTATGTGTTGCTTCATGAACTCTGTTGAAATGAGTCAAGTTGTTGTCTTCCAAAGTTCTTTTCAGATCAACTGCATCAAAATACATACTTGAAACCTTGTCTGGATCTACTGTTATAATTTTCATTGTCTCACCCCCTTTGATGCAATCCATTCTTGCTCAGAGGAAAACTCCTGATAAATTTCTTCATTCATCTTGTCACCTCACAATTATTTTCAATAATGGTTATCATTTTTTGAATGTAAAATAAATCTTCTTCTAATACTGCTAGTGATAAATCATTATTTTCATCCCTTTCAATGTCATCAAGTAGACACGCGATTGATAAACTAGCTTCTCTTATTGCTTCTAAAAGTTTCATCACTCAATACCTTTTATTATTGGTTAATGGTGTTTAATTAACACCATAAGAGACACTCTTTTAAAATGTCTCTATATGCTATTAACTTAGTGACCATATCCGCCGGCTGTATTCGTCGCATATTTTGCGTCACCTTCCCAGATTGAAGTACTGGCGAATGAGTAAATATTAAAATCACCATAATTATTTAAACGCCTAACTAATGGCTCACCAATCAAGTTACACTCATTTGGCGACACTTTGATTTGTGCATCGCATGAGGTAGACTCCGACCATGTGCTGACCTGTTGTAAGGTATAATTAGCGCCTTTAATTTTTGTAATGACGTAATAATCGACATTTGTTTGATCATATCCCCACATCGTATATAGGATAGTGCCGACCTTGTAAGTTGCTTTCGCCTTTGCTTTGCGTTCCTTGTTTGCTTGCTTGCGTTCGGCTTTGCGCTTTGCGCTAGCTTCTAATTCAACGAAGCGTTTCCCTAACCAGTCATCTACATATTTCTGTCGATGTTCCGCATCTTTGAAATAGTAGCTCCAAAGTGGTTTTTGTTGTTTGTTTATAAATGCCCTTGCGCATGGTGATTTATCATTAACCCCGCCTTGATATAAATAAAGATCGGCCCTTAAATTTTCATATTTAATGTGTTCTGACCCTTCCGGGATGTAAAAATCTCTAGTCAATTTCATTTTTCAATACTCCTATATTTAATTAATTTTTATTTGTTTAACTTACGTTTTTTGATTCTTAACTCTTCAGAGTGGGAATCAAATCTTTTTAAATAATCACTGACACTTCTAAATTTAGAATCTAGATCCGTTTTTGCTTCATGTTCCCACACATTACAATCAAATAAATAAAAACCGATTGAATCAATAGCTTTATTTAATGCGTGTTCGGCTTCATTTAACGCGCTTTCATCGCGGAACTGCTCTAGCTGACCTGATACAAAATAAATCGCATGATAGAGCTTTAATAGTTGCTCTGCCTTGTCCTTTTCAATTAAGAGAGGAAAGCCTCCCAGTTTAATTTTATTATTCATACTTCAAAACCTCATTAAATTGTTGTAGATAAAATTGCCACATAACCAAAAAGAGAAATTAAAGATGATGCAACAACTATTAACAAAGCTTGTTGAATTAATATTGATCTTTTTACTTTTGTCCTTTGTCGCTTTGTGTATTTCATTTCTTTAACTCTTTTTAATAAATGTAACCCTTACTTTAAAGATATTTACAAAATTGTAAACCTGTTTTTTTATACAGTAGTTTTTGCCCCGTTTCTGCGATTTTTATCCGAATTTATCCATGGGATAGCCATGGGATAGCCGTTATTCAATTTGATTACGAAAATATGCGTGGGATAGCCATTGTGCAATTTTGTCCCAGAAATACGCGTGGGATAGCCTTTGTTCAAATGCGCTGCGGAAACAACCGTGGGATAGTAAATCAGAATCCCGTGGGGATTTTCATGCGGCGAATCTCCGATCTCATTCTGATTTGGAAGCGGCGCATAAAGTTTTGCTTTATGTACTTTTGAGCAATCTTTGGTGCTGGGAATATGGCTTTTTGTGTTCTCTGTTTCCTATCAAGTGCAATCACTAATCGAGGAGCTTTATTTTTGTAATATCGATACAGACCATACCTTTTGTTCTGCCCCTTACGATTGTTTGGTTTACCTACAAAATACAAAGCCGTATTCGCTTTTTTCCTTGCTAAAGTATTTCTAGGGATGTTGCCGTATTTGTTTAGTTTTTGCATAGACTTGACGGGTTCTATTAAAACTTTTGATTTGGCATATGGTTTTACAACACCACCATATGTAATTGTCTTTAACCAGAAACGACTGCCAAGATATCCGACCAATCCAGATAAAGTACGCACATTTGATTTGTCTACAGCAATACCACTTTTTGTATATGGCACTGCGCCCCCGTCAACATATTTATCAATGTCCTCTTTTAATATTCTCATCGTGTTAAAAGAGATATCGTTAATAGTTTTACTTGCCGACTTCGGAAATACTCGTTTAGCAAGAAAATCTAACTTGCCTTCATACTCTTTAAGATTAATGCTTATTTGAACTGCCATAATTTAATTGTGATCTTTCTCTAAATCCATCAAAGGGTTTTTATTTGCTAAATCAAATTCATCGGGAGTGAGCAGAGATTGTCGAGCATCGACATCTTGTATCCAGGCTTGCAGACCTTTTACGATTTGTCTTCCCGCTTCGGGATTACTGTATAATGAAGTATGAAGATTATCGACTACAGTTAGTAAATCATCCCAACCATATTTTTTACATTGGTAAACACGATCAGTAAAGGTACTCATAATGTTTGCCTCTAACATTATAAGTGTTTGATTTTACTTGTTTAATGTTTTTTTATCAATCTGAGCTTTATTAAATCTCTCTTGCGCATCTTCCACACACAAGTATGCTCCGTGCATAATCCATCCTAAACACCACAGCGAAAACCACGTTGTAATAAAAATAATTAGTTGCGACCCCATATTTTTTTTAACCTCTCGACTTCTCTTAAAACTGCTTTATTATGCTCTGTCACTGGTATGTTGACTTCATCATCGTCATCATCAAACCAATCGTTGGAATCTGCAATCGCCTGTCGATGTCTATCTATGTCTTCTTCGTATAGACGGACAGGTTCTTCACTACTTTGTATATGCGCGATCTCATCTAAAAAATTGTAGAAACATCGATGAACTTCTAAGATTTCATCTAACTCCTTACGATTATAAACTTTTTTATCAACCATCCTACTCTCCTATGCGTTTTTCTTCATGTCTTATTCTCTCCCGTACTTCTTTTTGAAATAAAACAACCTCCTCTCTTATAAATTTTTTTGGCGGTAAATACAATAATTTTTTTAGTGCTTTCACCCTTTTTTCCCCATACATGTCAATCATGTAGTCTCGGTAAGCATCTTGTACCATAGGATCTGACATCATCATATTGCATCTTTTACATTGTGGATGTATTTGTTCTTCATACAGTTTGAGTCTGGTGTGACGTCTTGAGAAGTAATGTCCACCGTCCATAGTTTTGTAATGTGCAATCCGTTTACAAGATACACACTGACAGTAACCATTGTCGTCAGACGCTTTCATTCGCACTAGCTTTTGTAAAAGTACGGCAGCCTTTTCAACTTCTTGTGCGATTGTCAATGATTTCTTGTTGCGCTTTTTCATCTTCAATTAAAATATCGCAAAAATGTTTTATCTTTTCTAAATCTCTGATACCGCCTTTATCACGCCATCGTGTCGCATACTTTATTATTGACCCCTCACAGAATCCTAACTTATTTGCTTGTATATACTGAACTGGCTGTATCACTAAATTTTTGTAATGATCTCCACCCACCTGTCTCTTCAATGACTGCATGATCTATCCTTCACTATCATAATGTCTGGTGTTTTTACATCGCATTTAGAACAAACCGCAAAAGCTTCATCTTTTTCGTCAAGCCAATATTCTAACGTGTTACCACAAACACAATATTGTCTTTTGATCATATGTAATCCATCATGTAGATATGTAATGTCAGCCATCTAATTGTTCCATTGTGATTTTGACGCGACTATCTTCTCCGTGACGTTTATGATAAATGACTGCGCTCATCGATCTTTCTGCTCCATATCCTTGATCATCATGCCACTGATCTGTTGCTACTAGCGAACCCCAATGTTCAAAGTGCATTGACGAGACTTCGCGTTTTAGTTGATGATGAATATGTCCTAAATGACAATAACGATTTTTACACTGTGACCATTCTTTGTCCAAATGTTTAACAACTGTTTGTAAAATCTGCTCGTGTTTTACTCGATGTCCATGATGAAAAACAAAGAGATTATTTCCCCATTCATAATGTAAGAACATGGAATAATTAGGCAACACAGTTACCCTTGATTCTTTTTCATAAATTAGTTCTAAACAACTGCTTAAATGACAAGCCATATCAAAATCATGATTACCTCGCACATTGATGATCAATACTTGCTTATGAACTCGTAACATTGCTTCTATCAAAATTTGAAATAATCTACCTGCAAGTTTGAATGTTTTACCGATCCGTGTGTCTACGTCTAACCTATTGCCACTTGCGGTCAGATTGGTGCTGTCGTTATTATGAAAAAAATCTCCTACATTTAGGAGTACACCAACTGAAGCGTTATTTACCCGATTAGTCAATTTCTCAACAGCCTCAATGATAACTCTTGTCGCAATCTTAACATCCCAATCCGAGTCATCTAATTTAGTTTCACTATCTGCTAACATACCAAAATGATGATCGCCTAAAATATACATCGCAAGATAGTTGTCGTCTGATTGTGATTCAAACGGGATTGGTTCTTTCACTCCTCTTATGTCATCTTGGATACCATCTAATAAAGCATTTATTTTTTCCTCTATGCTTCTTCTTTCTGGTTCTTGAATTACCCATTGAAGCGCAACCGATCCATCTTCTTTGTATGCTGTACTAATACGTTTTGCGTAAAACCCTTCTGCTGTTTGACGAGTTAAATCTCTATCTATACTTATACCTTGAGAAGCCGCATATTTTTCCACGATCTTTATTGATTTACCTACAGTCCTACGATTGAGTCCTAAAGCTTTTGCTGCATTCACAATCGATCCGTGATCTATTACCGCTTTTACATTTCTTTCTTGCGCTTCGCTACGACAAAACGGCAATAAAGATTCCCAATGTGATCTACTCATTTTGCGATGCCTTATGTTTTTGATAATCGCTGTCCTCTGGAACAGTCAGAATAATTCCATGATCTAACGACCAATGATATATTTGATCCATAAAATGCAACATTTCACCGACATCTAATTTGCTTGATTGCTTTACTTGATCTTTGATTTCGGTTTTACCCAAAACAAGACTTTCTGTTCCTAAAAACATATGTTTTAAATATACTTTAATATTTTCTGGACTTGCGTTGTTAACTTGTTTTATAAATTTATTGCTTATTTCATCACACCATTTATGGAATAAAGCATTTTGAGATATAGTTCTGGGATTTCTGTATGGTTTTAACTCGATTTTTAGTGGAGTTGCAAAATTCCAATCGCAAATATGCTTTTCCAAAAATTGCTTTTTATCCACATAATCTTTTTTGGACCTATACAAATAAAAACTAGTCACGGCACTAACCTTTTTTTTAACCACGCACGGGATATGTTCTGTGCTAGACCTTTAGTAGGTTTTGGTTTTGTTTTGCGATATTTCTCACACAGAAGCGCATCAGTAACGTAATCGAGTTCTTTGAGTCGATAATCAAGAGTGGCAACACTTAATCCACTTAAATCGCTTAGTTCTCGGATTGTGTAAAGATCACCAGAAATCATATTCTTTCTGCGTCCTTTATAAATTAGTTTTCTGGCAACACTAGCCTTCGACAAAATTTATTTACCTGGATAATTACCATACCATCCATTATCCCAATAATATCCGCATTTGTTAAGATAATATTTACGCATACTAACTTTGTCTAATTCATCTAACCATGAGATATCTGTTAATGACATCGCTAATGTACGTTCACGCAGAGAAGATTTACTGGTTTTTTTTGTAAATGGTGACTGACCTCCTGTTTGATCCGCACGATTCAGCCAACCGTTTACAAATCTTTTCATACCTGTCTGCGTCTTGCGACGTTTCGGATTTGCATATAACCACTCTTCCATTGCAACTAACTCTCTATGAATATCTACTTCAGCATATGAGCGTTGCCACTGTATGATATCTTCTTCAGTGGGATTCCACTCTTTACCAGATTTAAGAATCATCAAGTTTCCTCAACCAATATTCCTTCACGCGATACTTTTCTTGAAACTGATTTTTGTGTGTCACTATTTTATCTTCAAGCACGTAGCCTTTGATTTGAGTACGATACTCTGGTTTGTTTTTAATATCATGAATTCTTGCTGGCAACCTACCTATGGAATAGATCATTGCAGCGTTTGTCATGTTTATTGAATGACCATCTTTTAAATGACGTATTAACCTTTGACATTGTGACATTTTCATACTCCCGATTTATTTAAGATAATATAACCCTTTATACTAACCGTACAAATGCGTTCTAAGGGATTTCTCTACTTAGTGGCTTTTTGTTAGTCGTATTTAGAATCTAGGTCGTGATCCGTCACAATCGCCAAATTGATCGGGGGTGCTTATCTAGGGGTCACTAGAGCTATTAAGTTTATCAATTCTCAATCCTTACACCCGACTAACTTGGACTTTGTATCAAATGTTTACAATAAAGTAAACACTAATTTTGCAAAAAGTTATAAATATCTGTATCTAAAGATTCACAAACTCTCTGTATGGTGTGGAATTTCATGTTGGCATTGTTACGCCATCTAAGTATTTGTTGCGGTGAAGTCTTTGCTCTGCGCGCAAATTCCCGGTTGCTTATACCAAGCCTGTTCTGTGCTTTACAAACTTGCTTACCTATGTGTAAAAATTTCATTAATATTCATCCTATGATATATTGTTTCCGTCAGTTCTCCCGACTGACCAAAAAACTCTCCTATGGTTTATCCCCCCCTTTGTGGGGGGTTTTTAATTAGAATGGTATATCATCTTCTACAAAATCATCTTGAGGCGTTTGTTGCTCTACTTTTTTTTGTGCAATCTTTGTTGTTGATTCAGATTCCCAAAATATTTTGGCGTCACCCAAAATTCGAGCTTGAACCTTGTCTTCTCTCTCTTGTTTAGTCTGACTTTGCCTTATCACACCATTATTCTCATACTCATTTGGTTCATCTTCTAAAAACAACGTCATATCTAAATATACACCTTTCTTCCCATGAAATAGTTTACTCTTGTCAATTCTTGACACGTTGATACGCAAATTTACTCCTTTAGTCATAACCTCTCCTTAATTTAACATTTTGTATATTTTTTTAGATATATCTTCACCTACAAGATTACCTAAATGTTTTCTTTCATGATTTTGATAGTTTTCCAAGTACGCACTTAAATCATGATTGTTTTCTGCTTCGACTAGTTCTAAAACGTCCTTGACAATATCTCTCCACATTTTTTCACCATCACGCACCAACTTCCTATGTCTCTGCTTTGTTGCATGACGCATCCCACTGTCAATAGTTTTATATAAATCTATCTGCGCTCGTTCGGTTGATGTTTGCTCTAAAGCACTTGCACTTCGCGCATCGTCATTCTCAATACACGCATCAAATATTTCTTTTTCTTCTTCTGTATAGTTCAACCCAAATCCTTTGACTAAAGCTTTAGACTGAAAATCGTTATCTACCATTGGTATGTTTAACATAGACATAAGTGCATATCTTCTAGCATATGATATTAGTTTACCTTGCTCTGTGGGATCTACTTTTTTCCACGGCATCGCAAATCTTTCTGATATGTATTCTCCAGACTCATGTAGGATTACTGTTTCTATACCAACGGCATTTGCTTCGTTATAAGGATTTTGTATGACACAGAGTTTGTTTGCTATTAAAGATGGTTTTGCAGCCTCAATAACAGCACTTAATGTTGCATAACTACTATTGAAAAAAGTGTTTTGTTTATCTTTAACTGCACCACCAATTTCTGACTGAGCTTTTACTAAACTCTTAGATATTTGTTTGATTGATTCACTTGTTTGCATATGACTCTCCCGTTAACATAAGTGTAAACTACGGGATAGTAAATGTAAATAAAAAAGCCCTCTTGACGAGGGCAAGGGGGTATTGAAAATCAGTACGACCAGATTGCTTGGGTCGGGAATCCTTCAGACTCTTCGCAAGTGTCTAAATGTATAAATCTGTTTCTGCCTTTTTGTTTTACACCTATACGGGTTATACCATGCGCTTGTGCATAAAATAATAATTTTAAGGCTTGTTCACCGTCACATAATATATCAACAGCTTTACCATGTCCATGAGTGCCAATTTTTTTACCAGCCTTTAGTTTTTTTGCTTCTACGGGATGTTGTTCACAACGGTATCCACTTGATACAACAAACGGAAAGTTACAAGATTCTCGTATTTTGTTTAATACTTTCAAAGTCTTATCATCAAAAAAATATCTTGCACAACCACACTTACAACGTAGCTCGTCTTGCGAAAAATATCTGTGTTTGTCTTTTCCAAATAACATTAAAATGTTTCCGTACTGTCACTACCAAAAAATACAAGATAAGTTACAAAACCTCCAATGACTAAAAACAGTAAGATTACATGCCACCAACGCGCGCCTTCACCGTTGTAATCCTCTAACCAACTCACGCTTTGCCTTTCACGCGCTCCATGCCTCTGATTCCAGACATTCCCAGCATTCCGAGCAAAACGGGATAAAGTAAATCGCTCTGTATCTCTGGCACGGGCAACCAAATCCCAAGAAACGGACTTACAATTACATTGTATGCCAGGCCAACCCAACAACAATGACCAATCATGGGTCGCCAAGTTCGCTGTAACATGCTGCCTTTTGCTTCGATCTTTGCAAGTTCAATCTGTTGTAACATCAATTTTTGATGATGCTTTTCCGACATAGTGGCTATTTCATGGGATAGCCTTGCTTTTTCATCTGCGTCAGGTATGAACTTGTCAAGTAATCCAGCGACAGGTTGTATTAAATCTTGAAACATCAATTTATCTCTTCGGGCGGTATCTCTTCTATTTGTTCATCTGGCAATAGTTTTCTGAAGTCCTTTGTCTGAACTTCAATGCCAATCTTTGCCACATTTATCAATGCAGTAAACATTTGTATTGCGTTGCTACTCACCTGTATCTGTGCAAGCAATTCTCTACAGTTTGTTGACAAATCATCTATGAAATATTCTTTGTCATCTATAACAATCTTTGGACTTGTATTATCTTCAGCCATCCTACTCTCCTATATTGGTGTTTCTGTTTCTTCTTCTATTGGTTTCGGCTTTACCCGTAACGTCAATAACTTCTGATCATCGTCAACGAATACTACTTTACAATAAGCGTTTTGTACAGGTATGAAATATCTGCCAGGCATCATCAAACTTTGAGCCATATAACGACAATGATCTTTTCGTTGCCAATAAGTAGTTAGCTCTGGATTTATACCAGAAGAATCGATTTGTATCATTAACGCAAAAGCCAACTTTGCAATCAATCTTTTGCCAACATTATCTCGATCAGCTTACCTAACTTAGCGTCTGAACTTTCTGCTAACTTTTGCTGTGCTTTGAGTCCATCTGCTATTTGCTGAATAGCTTGTTGATTAAGTGCAATTTGTTTCCCATTTTTCTGCGCTTCAACTTGCACCGTAGTAGCAATCTTGCCAACGCGCTCCACCTCTTTCGCTGTTGCTTGTCCTTCGGCAGTTGCAGCACCGTACGATACGGCTCCTACAAACACGCTCACTATAAGCGGCAAAGCCCAAGTAGGTACTTGTATATTACTAGTGCTCATTACCACGGTACTCCTGTGCTTACTTTTGGTGATTTAGACTCAGCTATTTGTGCAGCTATGCTGGCTTCAATGTCATCTTTGCTAATACTTTCAGATGCTTGTACCCATCCTATAACATCCGCT